CACTTGTCCTCGTCTTGCGACGTACGGTGAACGGCACCTCCGAGCTCGCGCCCAGAAGTGCTGCCATTACTAGCGAAATATCGCTATCTCTCAGCTGCTTCCAATGGTCCGGAACGGCTGAGTGGATCAATTCACGCCAGCCCCAACACTGCAGGTCTCGCGACCAAGCAGCGAAAGGGGACGACATGAATCGATCGCTCTCAACGGTGATCGCGGTATCAACAGGCCCTTCCACAGGCCTGAAAAATCGCAAATCATCAGGAATGAGACTTAACAAAAAGTCTCTAGTCCCAAGGAAGAAGGCAGAAGAACGCCAATTCCGACGTGAGAGGTTTAAGACCTTGGCGATACTCTCGAAACTATTGAGAGGAAAGTCAAGAGTAAAGGGACGAACATCGTCTCCACAGTACCAATCTGTGCCACAGGACTCCCGAAAAGGACCCTCTAAGAAGGTCTTTTCGGTGTTCACCGCAAATCCCATCTCCTCGAGTAGCAGGAGCAGGGGTTCAGCATGTTTCTTCCGAACTGCGATATCGTCTCCGTAGACGTGAAAATCTACGCCGGCTACACCGCAACCAGTTGAAATACATGCTGAAGTGAACAAAAGAGTTTCCAGTGGAAAACAGAAACCGTTACCCATCGAACAGAACTTATTTGATCGCAATACGCGACCATCGAGCTCATAGTTCGTGGACCGAATGGAATCAAGAAAACGAAACCACTCGGGAGGGAGCAACGTCCGACACAGACCTATCGAAATGCTATCACTAGCACTCTTTAGATCTATCGTAACGAAGCTTTCCTCATTATCATCGATCGAACCTAGAAAGGCGAGATCTGAGTTAATGGCCTGCCCATAAGAGAGATCAATACCGACTCTGCGTAGACGTTCACGCATAACGATATCGACCCCCCCCTGTAGGTAACCATTAAGTAACGGCTCAACTGCTATAGACCGCGAGGTCTTAACAGTCTTGGGGACAAAGGCTATTTTATTATGTGAGCTTATACTAACGCGTTTCCGAAAGGATTTATAAATCTCCTCCGGATCCAGGCATGCGGCACCCTTCCCTTCACGACGAGCGAGAAGCTCGACGAGTTGGAAATTGTGCAAAGCAGCCGAGCGCGCGTATAAGATGGCTTTTGGGGACACAGACCAATCGGACGCAATCTTCCGCGCGAGATTAGTCGCATTTCCGTGCACACCAATTGAAGCCCCGGGACCAAAGTAGCAATTACCATAGATAGTCCTCAGTACAGGCTCTTCGTACAATACGTAGGTGATAAACCTACGCATTGACTCGAACTGTGTACCAAAGCCATTAAGAGCATACGAAAAGCTCTTAAAACGTTCATTCGAGTCATTGCATCTCTGCTCTGACTCTAGGAACGTCTCCCTAGCTGCCTGATCCGGGTCAAAAGGACTTAGATCAGAAGGGAAGGGATATTTCTTGATAAGTGCTGCAATCTGATGCGCAGCGAAGTGCTTTGCCGCGGTAGGATGCTTTCGCCCTACCAAATCATCAGCATAAGCAACTAAACGGGAAACGTCATTATTCCGAATGTACCCGGAAATAGGGGCGCTCCAGTCGTCGCTCAAATGGTCCTGACACAATCTACCGATAAACTTTCGGTAGGTCGACCAGCTTTCGCTGGTCAGTGTCCTCGACAACCGCTTTAAGCTGTGATGGACTTTGGATTTCATTACGATCTCCATAGTGAATGTGAATACGAAGCGACCAGTACGGCCGCCTCACTAAGACCGAGATGCTTGCTCCGAATTTGGAAACAAGCAACAACACTTCATCGAGACGGCGAGACAGCATAAATTAATATGCTATCTTGCCGCTTGTCGCGAGTGTTGCAAAATCGGCCTCGCCCACCATAGCTGCAAAGAGAGCGATAATCGTTGCGAGGTCCGCCGGTGCTGCCCCGACAGGGAGTGACACACTTAGGTCGAAAATTGCATCGGCCGTGGGTGTGAGAGCCCCCGTAAGGGTCAGTGTCCGCACGAACTTCAAGCCACTACGAGCAACACCTGAGAACACGGGAGTAGGTTTCGGAGCGGTTCTGCGAAGGGTGATATTATCCTTCACAGAATTCGTCTTCAACACCCCAATGTACTCGACTGAGTCCTTTTGATAGGAATCAGCCGTAAAGGTTGCTGCTCCTGGTGATAACGGCATGGGTTTACCCCTAAGTATTCATCTCACGATGAGTTTCACTGAAGAGAAGAATTTCTCGACAATGGGAATTTCCCTTCTAACCTTTCATGGAGACTCGATAGCGAGAACGTAGATGAATTCTTCTACGCAACCGTTTCTCAAGCGTCTCGGGTTTGCGGTCAAACCATTCCTGGAACTCCTTGTTCCACGCCTCTATAACAGCCCTTTTAAAGGCTGCCTTCGAGTCGCTAAGCAAGGAAGTATACTCCAGGTCTGATAAGCCACTAACAGAGATTGGCTCCACTTTACCTCCTACCGTTGCGTTTCAGAGCCTCAATCACGTCAGATATCTTGGGTTCGGACCAAAAGGGTCCGTTCCCTTGAATAACCGCCGTCTTGAAGCTTCCGATAACAACCGGCATGGGGTCAAGGTGTTCAGTCGCAATCGTCCACTCCCGGAGGTCTTGCTCCTCCACCCGAAGTGTAATAGTTACAGTTATTTGCCTCTTTCCTTCCTTTTCAAGACCCGGACTTAAAGCCAGTTCTTGCGCTTCCATCTGAAAAGAACTAGATGGAAAACGACCTTGTAAAAAGGCCTTAAGAAGAACGGAAGCAAACTGCACAACATTATACGACTTGTGGCGGTTCATAGATACTCCTAGAGTGGTTAGACTGCGATTGGAAGGTAAAGCGTGACACGTCTTACGACGTGTTACCGCTTACAGGCTCTTTTGTAACAAAAGAGCCAGGGCGTCAAGGCTTCGGGTGTAATTTTCGAACCGGAATCGGTCCTTGATTACAAGACCGCGCTTGAGGGGACCTGCGATGCGGTTAACGGTGATGACAGAGCTTTGAT